GGCATTCTTGCCAATAGCAAGTCACCCACACTGATGACACCCTCATAAGCTTTGATATTTCCGTTGTAAGCAGAGTAAGTATCTTTGGTTGTTTCGTCAGCTCTGACTAACTCCCAACCTTCTCTGAGTCTGGCATTGATATTTTTAGTATCGTCTGCCCCATTTACACGATGACGGAGCCATCTTTGCTTATATCCATCAGGACATGGCGGTGCGTCTAATTGAGACGGTGGCTTCCAAGGTTTTCTTCTTTCCTCTTTAGCCCTTGTTTGTGCACTTCTTGGTGTTTTTATATCTGTCATTTTGTACCTCCTTAAACGTACTTAGCGTATTCAGCTAAGGGAACCCCTAGCTTTTTCGCTATTTTCACTTGACTAGCGGTCAACTTAACAGACTTGCGCCCAGTGGTTGCAGACCTTGATGCAGAAGCGACTGGTTGGGCGATCTTAGTGCTTCTGGTAGCCTGATCCGAGTCTTCAAAAGACTCTGGAAACTTGTTTTTAACTCTATTAGTCAATTCATTATAGTAATCATCTGATTCTGTGTCAAATCCTTCTGCTACTAAACCTCTATGTATTCTTTGAGCATAGTCTGTCATTTCTGCGTCAGACCGAAACCAAGTATTCTTTTCAGCCCACGCCAAAGCTTTCTGTGAAG